TATTGCTCTAGATCACACTCACAAGCGAGTATCTCGTCGCCAGTTTTGTTGTAAACTTTGACCATCTTCATCTTGGTGTCTCCACATCAGCTATGGATGTAACATATTCAGCAACGTAAGACAACCGAGCAGAAGCCGTTGGCTTTTCGCCTTCGACGTTAATGTCTACGTCGGTTTCAGTCAAAACGCAACTCTTAACTAATCCGTTGAGTGAAAAATCAGAGCCAATGGCATCTTCAATCAAAACACAGGCATCGTCGATTTCATTTACTATCGTCGCGCTTGAACCCTTGATATGAATATCCACCGTCAAATTCAGCGAACCGCGAAGAGTTCTGAAGCCTATGCTGACAAGCGAAGATGATTGACTGTTCGTGTAAACTACAGCCGCTGGCAGCTTTGCTTCATCCAAGGCATAGGATCGCATCTTGTAAACGCGGCCAGAGAAGAAGGGTAAAGCACCAATTATAGTAGCCACCCTGTCCCTGATCTGTTGGTTCATGTGCGCCATTAGATCGACACCTGACAGTTATTTATCGCGGTTGTATATTGCACGTTGAATATCATTTTGCCGGAACCGATAGCCTTTTCTCCACCCGTTTCGACATCAAAGTCTGAACTTGCCAAAACACAGCTTTTTGCCAATCCGCCCAAGAAGAAATCATCTTCTACCTTGCTTATCAATTCTGCCGAAAACTGCTCAATGTTCTCAAATATATTTAGGCTTGATCCTTTGTTTACGATGTCCACCCTTAATTCAAGGTCGTGGGTCATTGTCCGCTGACCTATGGTCGCCAGCCGAGATAGGTCAGTCGTAGTATAAACAATAAGCGCCGGAAGTTTTTCCTCATCAAGCGCATAACGACGGAACTTATACAGAGTACCTGTTTCGCCACCCTGCCTAGCTTCAAGATTAACATTAAAACGATCTTGGATTACAATACCAAATCTATCAAAGATAAAGTTAACCAACAGGTCGGCAACATAGTCCCTGATCTGCTGCCGAACGTGCGCCATGTTACACCTTTTCGAGTATAAGCGTCGATACACCTGTGCCGTCTGTCAGGACAACGCGCACGTTATACGCGACAGAGCGAATGATGATTTCATCGCCATCAGCAGCCAAAGGTACGTCAGCAGTGCGGCAAACAAACTGCGGTGATGGGATTGTGATCTCCATCAGGTCTGTTGCGCCACGGCTGGCTTGAGGGGCATCAAAGATGCCATTAATAGAAACAGCACTGCCACCTACTCTTGTGTAAGTGGCAGTGTCTGCAAAATCATCGACTTCAAAAAAGTCGAGAATATCATTTGCGCTCTCAACGCCCATTCTTAGGACTACGCTTGATTACAGGATCACGATGCTCAACCTTTGGGGCTTCAGCCACGCGGACAGCCTCTTCAAAGATTTCGATTTTCTTTTGAGCGATAAGCACCAAGGCCTCGCCATGTGGGAGGGTAGCAACATCACCCACATTTAGTGGGCCTTGCGATGTTATTACGCCACGGATGCACTTGTATTGCATAGCATTCTCCAAAGAAGTCGAGGGCTGATATGACTTCCAAATATCAGCCCTCAACATTTCTTATACCGTGTCGTTGTTGTATGCGAACGAGACTGCGTTGCGAAGTGCAACGTCAATAGTCTGAAGCGCACGAACACGAACAGTGCCGCTGCTTGAAGCAGTGTATGGATCAACCAGAAGGTCGAGTCCGCCCCACATGCCGATGAGGCAGTCAGCAAAGTTACCGAAGTATACGTTACCAGCAGTTGCCTGCTGAGTACGAATTACATTGTAACCGTTTGCTTCGCCGCCTTCGAGGACAAACATGCCCGAACCAGCGTCCTTGGCTTTCGTCTTCAGACCGCCGTAAGTGGCTGCGTCTGTGATGTATGCCAAGTTGCCGAACAAAGCGTTGTCTTCTGCAACAGCAGTTTCCATCGCAACCATTTCAGCAAAGGTTGGAACGGCAGCAGCAAACGCGGTTGGCTTGTTAACACCAGAGGTGTTCAAGATACCCGTTGGCTGACCGGACGATCCGGAACCTTCCAATGCGCCCTTGTCGATTGCCAAGGCCAGAGCCTGTGTCAAATCGTCACGAACCAGTGCTTCGATGGCAGGCGTTGATTGCAGGATCAACTGGCGGGTCATGTCGGTGAATGCACCAACATTCTTTGGAGCCATCGATACCGTGCCGAAGGTTGGTTCAGATTCAGAGGCAGCGCCGCCTTCAGAACTGATCCAGCCGCCCGACGAAGCAGCAGTCTTCTTAGGGATAGCTACGTTGCCAACAAGACCTGGGAGCATACGCGCACCAGCTTGCATAACGGACGAGGAGTTGCGCAGAACGTCGATGAACTCGTTAGCAAGCAAGTTAGTTGCTACGATTTCGTTATCATCGCTGGTGTTCAGGTCGCGCTTCCAAACGCCAAGAACGTCTGTTGGGAGCATAACGCCCTGTGCAGCACGGCCATAACGCTGTGCAGCAGCTTCCGAGACTTCAAACTCGAATGCAGCGGCTTCGCGAAGGCGACGGTCACTTGGGTTTGCTAGAGCAGCAATTGCACGAACAACCGAGAACTGACGGATTTCTTTCTTCGTCAGACCAATGTTTTCGTTTGCAAGTGGCTTGTCCGAACCGATTACGTCGAGCAGTTCACCACGGAACTGTTCAATGCTCTTGCCCGAACGGAGGGCGGCGTCGCCAAGATCACGCTTGTTGTGACGAGCGGCGAGTTCGATGATTGCAGATGCGTTCTTGGCAGCAGCTTCAGCAGCTTCAGCCCGAACCGCATCCATATTTACTTCGTCAGTCATTTTGACTTCCTTTTTGATGGATGGTTCAACTTTAGGTTGGGGTTCGAGAGCAGCCGCGCTACGACCCACGCCAACTGACGGGTCAGCAGGGATAGAAACGACAGATACCTCAAGGGGCGACCAAGAGCGAACAAGGTACTCGTCCTTATTCGTCGTGGATCGCTCCATTTTGTTGACGCGATAACCAACCGACACATTCGACCGGATACCATCGACAACGTCCTGAAAAACTTCCTGAGCAAGTGCCGAGCGCCCGAACCTGACTTTGGCTCGAAGAACACGGTCCTCAGAGAGTTCCACGGATTCAATAACGCCAATCTGCTTTTCTGGATCATGGTCCAGAAGCAGTGGCGCACGGCCCGAAGCAACAAAGCCCATATCAATGGCTTGGCTTTCGTGGACCAGTATTTCACGACCAAACGAGCGGTCAACCGCCAGTTCAGAAGATACGGCAATTTCAACAGTGCGCTTCTCTTCCGAGATTGCCTTTGGCTGCATGTGGATGGCGCGGTGAAGCACTTCTACCGAAGCAGAGCGGTCTTCTTCAGAAACATCAACTGTTTCTTCAACCACATCTTCAACCATCTCCACTTCAGGATGATCTTCAGTGTCGATTTCTATCTCGACCTTGATCGTAGCGCGTTCTTCAACTTCTGACATAAATTGCTCCAAAAAGCGTTTCAGCGAAACAATAACACCAAATTACGCAACAATCAATCAATCGGTTCTGGCTCATCTTGACCCTTAGTCGCCTCGTTCGCGCCAAACGGGAAGAATGCCAGTTCAAGACCAAAGGCATCTGCCATTTCTTTGTCACGCTGCCACTGGCTAAATGTTTCTTCAACATCACGCCCATACTGGCCAGCAACGTCCTGCATCGACATAACGCCATTGTGCATGGCGGTGACGGCTGCGTTAATTTCCTTCTGAGGATCGACCCACTGCCAGCCGCGTGGACGGAAACTTGAAGCAGAAGCAAATTTGTCAAAGCGTGATACCGGAATTGGTATCAAACCGAACTCCATAACATGCCGCAGCCAAGTGTTGTAAGCAGGGATGACAAAATGCTCCATCAGGAACTGTTGCATCATCTTGTAAGAATCGCGCTCTTCCAATGCACCCTGACGGATGGAACTGTAGGATGTTCCCTCCAGATCGTTCGACAGCGCAGCGTAAGATACGCCAAGACCAGACGCGATACCGCGAATGATGCCCTTCTGGAAATCAGAAAAGGCAGTCGCTGGGTGCGACGGGTCGAACGGCTTAAAATCAACGCCGTTAGGCAACTGGTGGAATGTGCCGGGTTCAGCATCAATGATCGGGACAGTGTTGTCGTAATCATCGGCTGGGGCATCCTCGCCAGTGTCTGACGTAAAGAAGCCCATCTTGGACGCAGCCATACGCGATGCCACCAACTCAGCCTCACGGTGAGCGTTCAGCATCTTCAACTGGCTTATAGCTGGTGACATCCAAGGCTCACCCCGCGTCTGACCAGCACGAAGCGGATCGTAAACGTGAATGATATTCTTGGCGTCAATCCGATCTGAAGCATTCACAGAGATAGCAGAAAATTCTGAATCGCCTGGGTGACGCTTCTTCACCCAGTAAGCAACGGGCCGCTGCATCTCATCGACCTCAATGCCCATGCGGATTTCGCGTCCGTTACGCAGTTTTTCGTTCTTCTGCTCATCAATCTGGTCAGATTCGATAGGATGAAATGCAATGCCGTGGATAAACGAACGGTTGCGGACAATCTGCAAGAATGCTTCGCCGTCACGGGCTGTTGCTTCCATCACATATTTCTGCAAGTCAATCCAGCTTAGGCGACCATCTGCCGTGCAATTGCCCTTCAATGCGAATTGATAGAAGCTGTCTTCGATGATTTGGTTGCCGATAGCATCCAACGATCCATTGGTATTCCGCGCCTTAACTTGCAGGGTCATGCCCTTTTCACCAACCACGTTGGTCTTCAGCAAGTTTAGGAACCGCTTAACGTAGACATCATTACGCGCCAGTTCACGCGAACGGTTACGCATCAAGACAAGGTCAGGCCGCAGTTCACTGTCTGGGCTGCGGCTAGATGCCATAAAGTCGGCAAATAGCCGACCTGTGTTCGCAGCGTGATAATTACGCTTCGCTACCTTGTTCTTTTTCTGGGGCAAGCCCAGTGCTTCACGCCACAAACTCATAGGAAACGTACCTTCATCGTGGTCTTGGTCGGCTTTCCAAGAGCAATAGCGTTATCGCGCCGCTCCTTTAAAACTTCCTTGCGATAATAATCACGCCATTGCAGCAAGTCTACAATGGACATCTTGGCAATGGA